GTTACAACTAAGAAAGTTGGTTTGCAGTACATAAATAATTCTATGAATGCGCCTCATTCTTTTCTCATAGCTAATACGTCTACTTGTACGGAACTGGAATTGCCATTTTATTCGAACACCAAATTGCTAAGAACAGACTCAGAGCCTGCTGATATTCTGTTCAACTCGAATTATAGTGGCAATCAATTTTGTACCCTCAATATACAAGTATTGAATCCGCTAGTGGCTGCTGAATCTGGTTCTACTACTATTACAGGCACTGTGCATGTGATATTTGAGGAACTGGAGTTTTACGCCCCCTTTGCGGAAGTGGATTGGGTGTCTCAATCTGGATGGGAAGCTCAATCTAAGGTCACTGGAAGTCTCTGGAGTCGTTTTTGTGGCATTCTAACTACTGCGCTCGATAACGCAGCAATAGGAGCCAAGAGAATAACTGGAGATTTCATTGATCTTGGAAGGGCTGGAATAAGACAATATACTGGCTTACATAATGCTAACAAAGCCAACATTGAGGACAGAAGACTTGTCGTCTCACGTAACCCACCCAATATTGTCGATCATCAAAATGTGCTTGAAAAATTGGACCCTTATGTTGGATACAATCGAATAATAAGGGATACAATTTTCGATACAACCCAGGATGAGATGGATGTTCTTAGATTAGTGTCTAAACCACAGTATTTATCTACTTTTGCTGTGGATGTTGACACCCAGTCCAAGACGTTGCTATTTTCTAGGCCTATTACCCCTACTCAACAGGTCTATTCCGACGGACAAAATCTATATCTTAATGCCAACCAACAAGTAATGGCATACTTCTCTAGGTATTGGTCCGGAACCATTAAAGTACACATTCAGGCAGACATGACCAACTTTCATAACTGCAAATTAGCCGTGTTTAAGGCCTATTCGCCTCATAGGCAGATGCTTACTTCTTACCCTGAATATTCAACCGTCCAAGGTTTGCTCGTGGATTTTCTCGAATTTTCTTCGGGAGGACAAGTGCAGACGATGGAGTTACCTTTCTGTAGTCAAACGCAAAATTTAGAATGCACTAGAGATTGGGCTTATAATATACTCCAACATGGAATGTATTACATTTATCTGGCTCAACCCTTGGTGACTAATGGAACCGTCTCTAAGAGTGTTAACTTTAACGTTTATTACTCAATGGGTGATGATGCTTGCTTTTATGGTTATTCAACTGACAACGCCGAGAGCATCTTTTCATCGAGCTCTAAACTTGAACAATTAGAGCTCACTCTTGGCACTGATAAGTTGAACGCTATGATATCAGATCATAAAATGCTTGCTGAGAATTTCGTCGCGCAATCTGATACTGTTTTTCCGGTTAATGGAGACGAGGAATTAACTGAAGCTCCGAAAGAACGCCATGATTACAGTGTTGATTGTGAAACTCATAGACCTATTACTAACTTACGAGACATTATAAGAAGAGTCGTGCCTGTTTTCAATTATGAATATAGTTCAGAAGAA